AATGTCAATATTGAAGCTGCCGATCTGGTTGCTATGGATAAGCGCGTGGCAATGGCACAGAAACTTATTTTGTCAGGATTTGACCCAGCCGAAACGCTGGCATCTCTTGACCTGCCGAAACTCAGCCACACTGGTTTGCCTAGCGTTCAATTGCAAGGTATCGCACAAGTTAACCCTGAAGATCCACAAGCAGCTTACGAGGTCTAATTATGTCCCTAACCGGCAATCTATACACAATCAATAGCTCAACAGCAACTACCATTGTTGCACCGAGCATTGATGCACAAGAAGTTCTTATTCGCAACATCATGCCGATTGGTGCGGATAACTACTATCGTGATGGTTACACATTTTCAGCTCATACAGATTTCACTTTGCCTAACAATGGAACAGTAAGTTTCAGCTTTACAACTGGTGCGTATGGCGCACAAATAATCGGTTATGTGATTGCCACTACTGCATCAAATTTGGAAGCTGATTTAGTTGAAGGTGCAACCATTGTCACAGGTGAAACTTATCCAAGCTATAACCTCAATCGAGCATCAACAAATGTTGCCGATGCTTTACTCAAAGCCGCAACTACCGTCACCGGTGGAACGACGATTTCAAGTGAGTCAATTTATGCAACTAATCAATCGTCGAGTCGAGCAACAAATAGCAAAGTCATTTCATTAGCACCAAGCACTCAGTATGCAATGAAATTTGTCAATACAGGCTCACAATCAACGCTGGTTCATTTTGAACTAATCTGGGGTGAGCGGTTTGACGGTTATACAACAGCATGGCTGAATGGAGCTAAAGATGTTGGTTTTCCATTGCAAGCTGGGGAAGATTTGAAAATGACATTATTGAGATCACAATCCATCACAGCAATAAGCGGTGGCGCTCCCATTTCAATCGCAGTTATGAGGCAGGACTAATGCCTTACTTTGTAACCGAAAAGGGACAACACCCAGACTGCAAAGGTTTTGGAGTAGTCAAAGAAGATGGTGAATTAGTCGGTTGTCACACAACCAAACAATCAGCGGTTGACCAAATGGTTGCCGTATCACTAGCCGAGGAGCTTGAGCCAGGTGGCACTTATACAGGACAGCACAGGAATACCCAAGAACCTATCTGCCAAGACTGCACCGGAGATTGTCAAGTCTGTGAAACCCGAGCCGGTACAGGCCCAACAGTCATCATCTCCGACATTGACGGAACCCTCATCACCGGCGGTAGGCGTTCAGAAAAAGTCTGGCAATATATCCAAGACCAAGAAGGTAGCCTCTACCTCATCACCGGCAGACCAGACAGCACCCGCAGTGCCACAGAAGCCACACTCAAAAGCTTAGATATCACTTATAGCCGCTTGATTATGAATGACGGTTCAGCAGCCTCCAGCAATGATTTCAAAAAGCGTGCTGCCGAAGAACTGTTGAAGTCGCACACCGTAAACGTTGCAATTGAAAACAACCCATTAGCTCGCAGACGTTATTCCTCATTAGGGATTCAAGCAATCAATCCTGCAACACTGCCATCAGCAAGGGCTAGAATTGAAACAGACAAGGAAGGCAAAACATTGTCAGACATTGAACAAAGAATGACCGTCAAAGACTTTGAGGTTCGTGAGGATGCTAACGGCATGACCTTGACCGGCTACGCTGCTCGATTCAATGAGCCAAGTGAGCCATTGCCTTTTATTGAAAGAATTGCACCTGGAGCTTTCAAGCGTTCCCTGCGATCACGCAACGACATCAAGTTGCTATGGAACCATGACACATCTAGCGTTCTAGGCTCGACTCGCTCTGGAACCCTAAGACTGTCAGAGGATGCTCAAGGACTTAGAGTTGACGCTACTTTGCCAGACACGCAGGCAGGTCGCGATGCAAAGGTTTTAATTCAGCGCGGTGATGTTACTGGCTTTAGCTTTGGCTTCACAGTTCCATCTGGCGGGGATTCATGGTCTAGCGATGGATCAGAGCGCACACTCAAAAGCGTGAGGCTACTAGAGGTTTCAACCGGCGTTGCTTTCCCTGCTTATACCTCAACCAATGGGACTGCACAGGTTAGAGGACTTGACAAGGTTGCACTAAGGGCCGAGGTTGATGCCGAAGCATTAGCTGATGCACTAATAAAGATTGAAGATGGTCAAGACATTTCAACCGATGAAGCCGAGCTGCTTTCTCGGGTGATTACAAAGCTTGCTCCAGAACCAATGACAGAAGAAGAAACAAAACCTGTCGGCGATATGGGTATGCTTGCACTAAAGAAGAAGAAGCTCGAACTCTTACTCAAAGGAATCTAATGGCTACCAAAGAAGAAATCAAAAAGGCAATTCTCAAGGTTGCTGGTAATCCAGTCAGCGGTGCAATTGCTGATCTAGCAGAATCTATGGCAGACGCAATTCTGACCATTGACAAGCCCATCTTCAAAGATGAGGTAAAAGAAGCGCGTGTAACCAAGCCGACAGAAACTAGATAGTCGCAAAGCATCACGCTTCTCCCCGCCGGACTTTCCCCCTTTCCCCGGCGGGGTTCCTCTTTTAAGTGGTACACACCTGTTGTAAACTATTTATAACGGATGTGAGTCAACTCTGCCGTAGTCAGTTGAGCGTCATCGCCACTGCATCCAAATCAAAACTAATAAGGAGACTTAATGTCTGAGTTCATCAAGGCTCAGCAGGAACTCCGCGCCAACTTGACTATGCAGATTCGCGATGTTATCGAATCAGCAGAAACCGAGTCACGCGGACTAGACGCTGCTGAACTACAAAAAATTGACGCAATCGAAGCCGACATCCGCAAGGCTGACGAAACTATCTCGGTTGCAACCCGCAATGAGGAGCGCAAGGTTGAAGCCTCTGCTGCTGCTAAGGGATTCATCCCAGCTGTTAGCGAGCGTTCAGCTTCTGACATCCTTCGCAATGTTGCAGAGTCACGTTCGGCTCACACCTTCGAGCAGCGTGCTGCTTTGGTGTCATCTGCCAACACTGTTCCAAAGTCCTTCTACAACCAGGTCTTTGACATTGCTCGACTAGCTGGCCCAATGCTAGAGGTGTCTGATGTTATCAACACACCTTCTGGTGAGTCACTAACCATCCCAACCTTGGGAGCGTACAGCACTGCATCACTAACCGCTGCCGCAACCGCACTAACCGCAAGCGAGCCAACTTACAGCGCAATCACTCTTGACGCTTACAAGTACGGCTTCTTGATTCAGGCTGACAACAGCTTGGTAGCAGACGCAGGCTTCGACCTAGCTTCTCACCTAGCAAACCAGGCTGGAAACGCAATTGGTTACGCAACCAACGCTGCTCTAACTACTGGAACCGGAACTGCACAGCCAAACGGTATCGCTACCGCTGCCGGTGCTGGCGTAACTGGTGGAACTAGCGTTGCAGGTGCTTTCACTGCTGACGATCTAATCGACCTTGCTTATTCTGTTGATGGTGCAACTCGCCGCAAGGCATCTGCTGGCTTCATGGCTAACGGACAGACCATCGGTGCAATGCGCAAGCTCAAGGATGGCGCTGGGAACTACCTCTACCAGGTTGGCGTTGGATACCCTGACACCTTCGCTGGCTTCTCGGTAACAGAGAACCCTCATGTTGCAGACATCGCAATTGACGCTGACTCGGTTCTATTCGGATCGCTAGACAGCTACAAGGTGCGCGTTGCTGGTGGACTTCAGGTTGCTTCGTCAACTGACTACGCCTTCAACACTGACCTAACCACTTGGAGATTCGTTATCCGTCTAGACGGTGACCTAACTAGCTCCACAGAGGTTGTCAAGTTCACTGGAGCTGCTTCCTAAGCTTCAGCACTAAACTGATAGGCCCTCTGGTTGTAGGTTCCAGAGGGTCTATCTTTTTGCTAGGGCATTTCAAGTAGAATAGACATATGGCAATAATCAATGGATACGCAACGCTTGCACAGGTAAAAGCAGCCCTTCGCATTACCGACAGCGTTGATGACACACTTTTAGAGTTGGCAACTGAGTCAGCCTCTCGTGCCATTGATTCTTATTGCAACCGAGTGTTTTATTCAACCGGACTAGAATCAACAAGAGATTATTCCCCTACCAGTTCTTATCTTTGTGATGTTGATGACATTACTTCAATCACCAGCATTTCCACTATTGATGATGGAACCCTAATCAGCTGGACAGCAAATGACTATCAGCTTGAACCCCTAAATGGTTTGGCAGATTCACAGCCTGTTCCCTTCAATAAGATTCGTGCAATCGGAAGCCTTGGCTTTGAGGTTGAGAATGGCGAAGCAACTGTCAGGATAACTGGGGTGTTCGGTTACGAGTCAATCCCTACGGCAATCACTCAAGCTGCCGTCATTCAGGCTTCTCGAATCTTCAAACGCCTAGACTCACCTCTTGGTATTATTTCGGGTGAGCTTGGATCCATGCGTGTTGGAACTCGACTTGACCCAGATGTTGCACAACTTGTTGATTCACATCGCAAAATTCGGATGGCATAATGGCTGACATTCAGCAACTAAGAACGGCCCTCGCCGGCAACCTTGGAACTATCACAGGGCTTCGCACTTCGGTAGACATTCCAGACAACCCAAGCCCTCCAATTGCAGTTGTCCAATTGACTAAGGTTGACTATCACCTTGACTTCAAAAATGGAATGAGCGAATATACCTTCGCCGTTCAAGTAATTGTTGGTCGTGCTGATGAGCGTTCTGCCCAGCGTAACCTAGATGCTTATTGTTCAGCCGATTCATCCAGCTCTATACGTGGTGCGATAGAATCTAATAGGACACTAAGCGGATACGCGTATGACTGCGTGGTGACCGAAATGTCGAGTTATGGCTCCCTTGTCATAAACGATACAACCTATTTGGCAGCGGAATTCGCTGTCAGAGTGCTTGCAAGCTAATTAGGAGAATAAAATGGCAAAGCTAGTTCTAACTGACGTAGTCACCACAATCGGTGGAACCGACTACTCAGCAAACATCAACCAGGTCGAAATCTCTGTGTCAGCCGATGAGGTAGACACAACAGCATTTGGATCGTCATGGAAAACTTCGACCACTGGTCTGAAGTCCGGTTCATTCACAATCTCATTCCACCAGGACTTTGCAGCTGCTGCAATTGACTCTGACCTATGGGCATTGTTTGGAACCGCAACAACCGTAGTTCTAACCCCTGCCGGTGCTACCGTTGGAGCAACCAACCCAAGCTACACCTTCGAGGTCAACGTCAACAACCTAAGCCCAATCAGCGGTGCTGTTGGTGACCTTGCAGTTTCAAACGTGACTTGGCCAATCTCTGGTGAAGTTGTTCGCGCAGTAATCTAACCGAAGGATAAACCTACAAATGAGAATCAATCTAGAAGTTGAACTAATTGACGGCACGAAGCAAGAGGTGACGGCATCAGCCATTGACCTAGTCCGGTTTGAGGAGAAGTACGATATCTCCATCGCCAGACTAGAGAAAGACATGAAGCTGACTCACCTTTTGTTTCTTGCTCATTCATCACTAAGCAGACAGAAGATAACCAAGGACACTTTTGAGGTTTGGTTGGAATCTGTTGAAGGCGTTGGAGCTTCTGCCACAGACCCAAAATAGAAGGGTTGGGAGATTCCTCGTCACACTGGTACATTGCCAGTCTTGCGGTTGAAACAGGAATTGCTCCAACCTTACTCATGCAGGAATCTGACCGGATGCTTTGGACACTTGGAAGATACTTAGTTTGGAAGAACACCGCTTAGCCCTTGCCAATTGGCAGGGGCTTTGCCACAGGTAGAATAGAGGTGAGGAGTCGCAATGATAAAGCCAACAATTTCACTAGATGCTGCTGACATCCGCAAGCTCAATAAAGACCTCAAAGCAATCGAGCCTGATCTACTCAAAGAAATGCGCCGAGAAATCAAATCAATTGCCAAGCCAATCATGGCTGAAATAAAATCAAACATTCCGAATAGAGCACCGATGTCAGGTATGACCAAAGGTAACGGCAGGCTTATTTGGTTTGGTGCAAAGAAGCCGGACTCACTATCCTATAAAGGCGTTGCAAGAGCCACAGGGCGCAGCTTG